GTTTACAGCAATTGACTTGAGACTCTCGCTTTCCACTTGTGGATACTTGTCGAGAAACATCATGATTGCTTTTATATCTGACCAATAATCTCTTTCCATTTTGTAAAAGAGAAGTAATGGTGCAGCGTCACCAAATACATTGTATATTATTATAATATGGTTAAGCAACAAACTGAGTTTGACCTCAGTTCCTTTATGATATTTCTTGAGGAGACGTTTAATATACTTAAAGCGTCTCATGTCCTCAAAGAAATCTTCTTTAGTTGCTGCCTGTGGATTATCATAATTTTTAATAGCGAAAAGGATATAGTTATCCTCATTCAATTCATCAAATCTCATACATTATGCTCTGCTTGTTACAGTTAGTGTTCCTGCAGTACTGATCTTTGTGACACCACCGATGCTGTTGTTAACAACACATCTGTATTGTGCACCGTTGTCAGCAGCAACTGTAAGTCCTGTAAGGGATCCAGTGTTTGCTGAAGTTTTACCAGACAAGTCCTTGTAGTTGGTTGAACCAGCTTCTGCTCTCTGCCATTGGTATGTAAGAGATGCACCTGAACCTGTAGATGATGCTCCACTCAATGTGAATGTAGCAGCAGCTGTTGCAGCAGCAGTTACAGTAACGGTAACAGCAGCACCGCCACCACCACCAAGTGATGCGTCAGCGATTGTGATTGTTTCGTTATCAGCGTAACCTGTACCACCAGATACTAATGTTACTGTTGGTGCTCCACCCGCAGCAACTACGACTGTGAAGTCAGCACCTGTTCCAGATGAGTTACCTGCAGCGTTAGTAACTGTGTATGTTCCAGCTGTTCTAGAACCATCAGCACCACCGTTGTCACTAAATGTAGCAACAGCACCCGCAGGAGCGTATGTTGTTACAGCAGCAACTGTACCTGGTGTGATTACAGATGTAATATCTGCTCCGATTGTGTCATCTGACTGAGTCTCTGATGCGTTTGCTTCAGGACCTGCAATAGAAACTAACAACTCTGATTTAGTACGGGTATTACCGTGCATGTCAGTGTATGTGTAGAAACTATGCCAACCTGGTGAACTAACACCTCTAGCTTTGTTTTCTGCTAGTTGTGCTTCTGTATCGTCAATGAAGACTATTGTTTTTGTGTTTGAACTTGCAGCTACACCAATACCCGCTTTGGTTTTATTGGCGTTACTGTCGTCCTTACCATAAAGCGACATGGCAATCTCCGATTTTTAAAAGTTGTCTATGTTATATTTATTCAAGTAGTGCTTTCTCTAGTGCTGCGACTAGTTGATCATCTACTTTATTACCTGACTTGGCAGCTGCCTTTTTAAGTAGTCCGATAATGAACTCTTTGATCTTACCTTCTAGATCTTCTGGGATTTTATCTACTGCTTTGTCTATAATGTTGATAGCAATAGGGAGTAAAAATTTAGTCATGATTAAATTGCAATTTGTATATTATATAGCAAGTTCCTCTTCCCATTTTTCTATGGTAATACCCCTATCCTCTAGTTGAGATAGTGCATAGTCCATAATAACTACGATTCTATCATGGGTTCCGTTATGTTGTGCCCAGTGTTTATCATGATCATGAAATGCAAAGAGTTCTCCTACCTTCCATGATCTCTTTCTACCACGCACACTTAACCATGCACCCTCATCTTCTATAATAGGGAAGTGTAAGCGGAGTGAATCTATGTCACCTGAATGCGGATTGATCTTTGTACCAGGTGTCAACTTACTTATGGTACATGACTTAAGTAACATACCATCTACATCCTCTTGTATAGCACTATAGAATGTGGGGCACAGTGACTGCATACTTGCAGTCAACTTAGGTAATACTTCTTGTACCTTTTCTACCGTAGTATTAAATAACTCAACGAATGATACCATTTCGCTGAGTTCGTAGTCTTCTTCATTTGCAGTAGTGCCTACAGCATTGAGTGGCATTGGAATTACTTTCCAGTCACCTTCCCACAGTTGTACTCTACCTAAGTTCCTATCCTCTACCCATTGGTCGAGTACCCACTCTTGTAGGATAGGTTGATTGACCTCCACAAATCTTATGATCTCTGGAATGATCTGTTTATATTGATTTTTTAGATTACGAAATGAGGATAGATCAGAGATCACATCCTCTTGCCAAATTTTTCTCATACTTTAAAATATTTTTGGGCAACCGTGCTTTCCATGCACAGGACATTCTACACCTTCTTTGGTGTGATTGCAAGCCATCTTCGTTACCTTCCCAGTCTTTTCATTGACCTTCGCCATAGGTTCATTAGCCTGTTTACGACCATCGGGATCCTCCAGTTCAGGCATCACCTCGATAGTCGAGGTTACTTTTTTTCAGCAATACTCCTGAATGATTTGAATGTGAATGATTCTTTCTTAGCTGTCTTTGCTGAGTCTTTAAAGTCCTGTTCAGTTGGTGCACCCTTGTCACCCTTACTACGCATCTTCTCACCACGCTTTCTCTTAGCATGGATGTTAGCATAGAGACCCTTACCTTCTTCAACAGTCTCTTCTTTCTTTACGTCATCCTTTTCGTACCACTTACCATCACCATCAGAATCTTGCCAGAACTTACCCTTGCCTTTCTTTTTCTTTTCTTCACCAACGACTTCAGATCTTTCTTCCTGTTTCTTTTTCTTCTTACTACCTTTACCGTATCCTTCTGACTTGATTGCAGGTTCTACATATGTAGTTCCATGTGGACCTGCAGGTAGATCTGGAATTGGATCCTCTGGATTTCCTTCTGGTCTAGCAGTATGCTCATGCACTGCTTCTCTTGTTACCTTAATATCTTCAACAGCAACATTCTTTTCTAGTCCATGATCGAACATAACATCATAGTGTGTTACTGTTCCATCTTCTAGTAGTGTGTGCTCTCCTTTTATACAGTTACCTTCACCCCACTCTGCATGTTCTACCTTAGTAGCACATGAATGCTTTACCTTTTTGATGCTTGGTTTACCTTCTTCACCTTTTGGTTCTGCAAGTTTCATACCAGGTGCGTCACCACCTCCAACACCATCAGCTCCTTTGCCTTTGATGTCTGTGCTACCCATGACTGCGGAGTAATCATATCTCCATGTCTCTTCGACACTTTTAAACTTTGTGTTTAGACTTGTTTCTGCAGCTAACTGTGCTAAAGTCTTTTCCTCGTGATGGCTCATCTTATCTTTTTTGGGGTCTGTTGGAATAACTTGCTTAACTGGAACTGTACCTTCAGGTTTCTGTACCTTCTGGCCAGGTGTAAGCGACATAACATACTCTCGATATGCGTCAGTACCAGTCTCAAATACTTCTTTTATGTTTGTAATCCAAGTGCGGAAGGTAGTTTCTTCAGCAGTAAGACACAACACATAGTTAGGTCCTCGACGTAAAATCTTTCCTACTTGTCCGTTCTCAGTAAGCACCCATTCACCTTGTTTATAGACTTCGTTTTTATAAAACTTATCTTTGGTGATGTTTGCTTCCGCAACCTTTGTCTTCTTTGCGAACTCAGAAAAGGATTTCATTAATATATGTGTACATATCAAGTTTATTTATAAGCCCATACCACTTCTAACCTTCTGCATGAGCTCCATCTTCTCATTAGTGTCCAAAGTATCGGGTATTCCCTTTATAAATTCACTAGTTTTTACTTCTTTTGCTGCTTCTCTCATCTTACTTGCGGACATTCCAGCTGCACCATCCCCGTCTGGATCTCTATCACCCGCAGATATAACTTTAATAGTCTTAAATGCATAGTCTATGCTATTTTGTTTCTGTAATAACTTATCAAAGTCCGCTACTCTATCAGAACCTACCACCATCACTATATCAGTGTACTCTTTCATCATCATATCCTGTGCCACCTTGATAATAGTATTACAACATGCTTCAGTTTCTATCTTTGCCCACGGAAACATCTTCTGCATTATTTCTACCTTATATTCATAGGGTAATGGGTTATTTGGTTTCTTAAATGTCTGTGATGGGTAGATCAAATAGTCACCAGAGCCTGCATAACTTGCTACTGCCCTTATAAGTTTCTCATGACCTATGGTTGGTGGATTAAACCTACCAAATGTAAAATGACATGTCTTCATTTACCGTCTCCTGCAACCCAGTTCTTTTCTACGTTGAAGTTTGCAACTGAGAATGTCAAACGATCAACTAACTTCACTGCACCTTTACCTTCTTGAATAGCAACGTACCCCTCAGGTGCTGTTATCTTGTACCCATTCTCCGTACGGAGATATGTACCAAATCTTTCACCCTTCTCTAGTTTACGGATGAACATTTCCTTTGCTAACTGAAGATTTTTATACAAGTCAATAGTATTAATCAGATCTTTTTCATGTTTTTCAATAAGATCTTGACCCTCATATAACTTAGCAAGTTTACCTGCCTTACCTTTCGGTGTCTTTAATTTATCTGCTGCCTTCTTACACTCTGCTTCAAAGTATGTCTTAAATTCCTTTATAACTGTAGTAGATGTACCCATTTTCTGACCCCTTCTGACATACTGGTTGAAGAATATCTTTAGTCTAGTACCCACAGCCAACTGATCTTTACCTGCATTGTGCTCTGCCATAGTGTCTAGGAAACTACCTGCCACAAGAGTACCACTTGACGATTTTATTTTAACTAATTCATTCTTCTCAGAACTATTGAGTAAAATATCATTACCAAGTTGCTCTGTCTCAGCACTCAGTACCAACACATCGTTACTACTATTCAACTTCTTAACATTATATCCAAAAGAAGCTTGCAATGAGCTGATAGTACCACCAGAATAACTGGTATGAAATACTATACCAAGTTTTGCTTTCACTGCCTTATCATATAAGTCATCCTCAGAGGGTATACAATAGGTAATAGTGTTAGGTTGGAATATAAGACAGTCTTTACCATCTATTTTCTTCTTCTCTTTATCATCAGTAAAAAGTAAGTCACCTTGTGCCACCCCTTTGATACCCAGAGCAGGTAGATATGTCAAACAGTCCTTCAATTTAGAAGCAAGACCAGGTGAACTACCATGATTTGCATCCACATCTGCGTGTGTAAAATTAATCTTAGCATCTTTGTTGAAGATAGATTTACTACCAACAAAGAACCTACCAGTCTCAGGATATGTACCACAAAATACAGCAGGTGCACCGTCCCATTTGGTAGTAATTTTTAAGTTACTGTCACCACCAGAACTAAAAGTCTTAGCAAGTTCATCTAAGAACATAAAAGCATCTGTTGCACCCTCCTTACCATCAAGGAGAATACTATCTTCTAAGTGTTCTAGGTGTGTGTTCTTACTCATTAGTATATTTTAGCAAATGGTCCGTATTTTGTGCCTTCTTTTTTGGCAAGAAATACCATGTCAGTTCCAAACTTATCTCTGTCCTCAGGTGAGAGAGATAAGAACTCACTCAACCATTTAATTTGTTGACATTTAGAGTTTGCTACGTGAGGTTTTGTACCAAATACAAATGCTAGGTTATCGTATGCTTCGTCTGCAGTCTTGGCATCTATTTGTACCCTATTTTTCTTCAGAATGTCGATGAGACCTTTCCAATCAGTACTATCATCAATAAACTGTTTTGCAGTCTGAGGATATGATGCATTATCTTTTGTAAAGTTTAACTTATAATCTTTTAGTAATTGTTCTACCAATTCAACAGTTGCTTTACCTAATCTTGCAGCAGTAGCACCAGATGAAGTAGGTTCGTATTTTAAATTAGACATCCCAGTACTATTGTTACCTTTGATCTGGAAATTATATGTGTTGCCACCATCCTTTACATATACTCTTGTGTCCTGAGTAGATAAAGTTATTGCTCCTTCTTTATCTTTCTTCTTACCCATCTTACAGTCAGCAGCAATGTATGAAAAACGCATCTTAGCTAAGTTGGCAAAGAACTCACTCTTATCATTCACAAATTCTATTCGTGCATCCTTTCCTGCAGCTACCTTTTTGAGAGAAATACCAAACACTTGTTTGTTTTTAAACAACACTCTCATTATAGCATTTAATTCGGTAATTGACTTTGCTTTTGAACGTCCTTTTTCACCAGAATTTACCGCAGTATCTATCCTTTTTGTCCACGTAGACTCATTTTGTATCAACCAGATGTCAGCAGGGTTCCAGTTGTCCTTAGCACTGATATTAAAATTATCTTTGACTATTTTAGTGATGAATTCCATGAACCCACCGTTACGATTGAACTCTGTGAACGCAGGTTTACCTATCTTATCAAGCAATGTTTTCTGTTGCTTGTAAAAGTTCTCTAACCAAGTGTCATCTACCTCATTTACCTTACCAACTCTCTTCCATATATCTTTAATACCATTCATGGTAACATCATCTGCCTTCAATGCAGCTACATTCTTCCACGTTGCGTTATCTTGTATTGCTCTCCTAAAAACAAAGGCAGAACCAAGTTCTTGCATCTCTGTCATGGTTGCTTCACTAACACTCTTACCACTAGAGTCAGTTAGTTTACCTGTTGCTTGAAATTTTATTTTCTGAGTGCCAATAAACAGTGCAATAAGTGGTTTAGAACCTGTAATAATTGGATCAGCTGTTGATCTTATGTAACTATTCTTATATCGTGTGATCAATCTTCTTACAGCACTCTCACTGGTCTTGAGTGAGATCCAAGGTTGGTCTGGTTTGACACCAAATGATGTTTTACCATCCCATTTACCATATTTTATGTTAGGATCATGTCTCCATATAGCATCTTGACCCGCAACATCCATGACCCCCTCCATCTCTTCTTTAATGGAACGGGATCTGATTGCTTTTATTAAATCTTTTCTATCAATGTTCTGGTATGCCATCCTTACTAGAAGCTTTTCCAATATTTAGGAGGGAGTAATCCAGATTCTGTGTCAGTTCTATGCTTGAGGGTTAAAAGGATGTCACCAGCGAGACTAATTCTTCTATGTTCTCTGGGTTGAGGAGTAGTATAGTGTTCAAGAGAACCAGGAAACATAATAAGATGCTCAGGTTGAGGGGTGATTGCATATCCATCACCGTTGTTAAATCTATTTTCTTTAATAAGTTTAAACGCATCTCCAAACCATTCATTAGGGTTCTTTTTATGTAGTATTAAGGGGTCACCAGGTGTCTGTATGTAATACACCCATGATATATGTGCACATGAGTGGTAGTGACATGGGAAGTGTTGACCAGGATCACATATAGTAAACCAAGTCTTGACAAAATTGACATCAAAAGTGGATTTATCTATTGCAAACTGATCCATGTACTCTATGGCACATTTTTTCACGGCTCTAAAAAATTGCTCCAGTCTCTTATCTTGATGGACTAGAACTTTACCGTTCAATTCACCTGTTATTTTACCAGTGCTGTTGTCAAATTTACCATCATCAAATCCTTTGTATAATACGTTCAAGAAACCAGTAAGTTTCTTCTCATATATGAGTAATGGAAATGCCTGATGAAATTTAGAGGTCGTCTTCTGCACGTACTTCCGAGTAGTTGATATCAAACTTACCGCCAGGATATCTCTTCTCTAATTTTTTAATATTTCCTTCAATTACCTCATCGAAACTGATGTCCAGAGCCATACAAGCTTGTGCCACATACCACATAACATCACCCAACTCAATAATGAGATGCTTTCGATTATCATCGTTCCATGGCTTCCCTTGGAAGACCATCTTTTTAACGATCTCCAAAAACTCTCCAGACTCAGCAGCAAGGCCAACGCCAGCAGTGGTAAGACGTTCAATATTGGCACCCTTTTGGTCAAGTTCAACCAGACGATCAGCAAGATAGACAAAATCTTTACTGGAATCGGATGTGACACCATCCACGAAACGACTGTACTTATCAAAATCTATTGTCATAGTAAATTCTTTCTCACATGTATGTATTATACTTTTAGACTAGCAAATTTCTTAGATAAATTTTCATTTACTTTCTCAATCTCTTCTTGTCCTGAATCAGACAAGTTTTGTTGAGCACTCTGTTCTACATCATACAACCTCATCTTCGATCTGTCAATACCCACCACAAAACGTTTGTTAACAGTGGGATCAT